CTCCTTCTATTTGAGAATGTACCCTTATTCATCTTTATCTTTAGGTGGTCGTTTGCAGACTCAGGTAATGTATCGATAGAGATTAAAAACAACTCTTCGTTATTCTCAACCGCATAAGGTGATGCCTTAGTAATGACTACTGATGTAGTGCTTGCACTACTTAACTTACCTAATAGATTACCATTAGCCTTGTAAACAAATGCGTCTGCTTTACCTGCACTGATGATGCCTGATGTAAATATAGAGTTAGCATTAGTACCATCAGTTGTAAAGTTAGTAGTGCCTACAGCATAACCCCCACCATTGTTGATTAATATACCAGTTGACTTCAAATGCATTCTACCATGAACTGTGTTTCTGTTAGATACCCCAATCGCCATCCCACCAGTTGGATCTTTAACCCTGCGGGTTTCAATGCGCCATGCAATTCTAACATTAAAGCCAAATGCAGTAGCAAACTCTTCCCTGTTATATTGGCGATTTCTTTCTTCGTTATCACCTGTGCTAGAACTGATGTCTACTTCTTGGAATCGTTGTAAAATGTCTTCTATAGAGCCTTCGACTGAGTTAATGTCAATATCTGATTTACGCTCTGTAAGATAGTGCCTAGTAGACAAAACTACCTTGCGCTCTGTAGTCGTTAAGGTATCATATGACACAATGTCTCCCGGCTGTACTTTACTCGATAGCAATGTACCCTTCAGTTTCTTATTACCCTCTGCTTTCTTTGCCATAGAAAGTAACCTACGACCAATCATTTTAGCACTGGCTTTAGTTACGGCTGTAGGGGCATAAATGCCACCGGGTATTTCGTTCACAGTGTCCTTTTGAGGACCAAAGTCGTCAACCTGTACTACATTTTGGTCATTATTAGCACGGACTTTTCCCCGAACTACTACCCGGTTGAGTGTACTTTTCCCCACCGATTCTACATCGCCTTCACTAACCATTGTGTTAGTAATGCGATGCTCACGACCATGTTTACGCTGGTGAGAGTAGTGTATGTTGCCAAACTGATCTGTGCTGGAATTGTAGCCGTCGTGTTTGGCTAAAAAGCGCATTGCGCTGATACCGTCTACTCCGTAAAAGTCCTGTGCTACGAATGTGCCACTTGGGTTTTTAATAGTCAGCCCGTTGATTGAACTAGTACTGGCCTTTGCTATACGACTGACTAAATCTGTGGTCCTTAGACCGACATTTATTTTTTGACCTATGCGTACTGTTTTGTCTGTAAAGCCTATTTGCTTTAATTCTCTACCCTTTAAATTGTTTAGCCTATATCGACTACCTTTAGCACTATGCTCTATAGACGCAGGGACTAAGGCTTGGTCAGGATTATCTGCACCTATAATCAAAGGAGGAAGACTAAGGTTAGCGCTTAAGGTCGGTTTATTAACTTTATCTTGTCCTAAAAATATGTTACCTGTATATCTATGTCCGTCACTAATGTTATGGCTTAGCCTAATGGTATCTTCTTCTTCGATTAAAGAATACTTTCGATCGTGAGTAGGCATAAAATCACTAGATGTCGGTACTTTCACTAAAAACCCACTTTGTTGTTTAGTGTATTCTCCGTGACGGACACCATTATCTACGAACTTAGGCTTGCGCACGACTTTCATAATTGCATTCTGCACTGCGTCAGCACGACCAGTTGCAAGATTCTTACCTAGTGCCATGTTCACTCCCCGCTATGGTCTCCTGTATTATAAGTTGCATCACCATCGCTACCCTTTGGATGTAGGGTCTGACTGTGCCTCGGCTGTACAGTGAAATCGCCTTCTTCATCATCAGGAGACTTGCGACTTGCATCTGCTCTAAAGTGCTCAAGTGTGTTCTCAGACATGACTACTCTTGCTACTGGAGATCGGATGTCAGTCTTGTCATATCCTGTTACATCGACACCCTCAATCTTAGGCCCCTGACTTGTAGGTACTGTTGTACTAGAAGTAGGTGTAATTGAGTAAACTGGCGCATATGGTGGGCTACTCGGAGTCCCTGTCAGTGCACCCGGAGCATCGCTTGTGAATAGGCCATATTTACCGCCACTTGTCGCTCTATAGAAGTTAGAGCCAACTTGGTCAGCACTAGTTTTCATTACAGGTGCTGGTCTAAAGAACTGAACATGTTTACTGTCTAATACCTGTACTGGGCGGTACAGGAATTCGATAGTGGAATCTGTAAAGTTAGTATTTTGAATGATTGGGTCGTGGTTAGCATCTTGGTACGGATTAGATGTAGAAGATACACCAGTTTGACCCCAGCCTTTGACATCTAATACGCCTGAATACCTACTCCATTCCATGATGTAAGTTCCACCAAGCGGCCAATAAGCGTGAGCGTTGGAGAATCTTGTAATTCCCGCAACCGGATTAGTACTGAAGTTTAGAGCGGTCAAATCGAAGTTACCTAAAGTACGACTTGCGCCTGTCATGGCCCCTCGTAAGTTTGTCCTCTGCCCTACTTCTCTGTCAGTGTGTAGGCTGGCTGCTTCAGTAGACATGATGACATATTCTCTGCTAACACCATCGTTTAGTTCAGCAATAGTGTCCACATCTAGTCCCATTCTCATATCATCTCTAGCAACTGGGTCAACTAGCCTTGTATCAGCGGTTACGGTCTCTACACCTTCACCTACAGAAGCACTAGGTTTGAGCAAACCATCTTCGTCTGCCAAGTCTAACCTAGCGCTTATTCCTCTCTCTATTTCACCCGACTGTAAAGTTAAGTTACTAGGCCTCACTAGTCCTTGACCAAAGGCTGGCTCTGCTGTGCTATGAGACAGCACTAATCCAGTAGCATCGTGCGTTTCGCTGACATCCATGAGCATGCTTTCGTTAAACACAGTGGGCCAGCGCACTCCTCTGCCATCACCTCTGTCTCCGACTCTAAGTGCACTAGCAGGGTTAAACCAATCAGCCACGCCCATGTTGCTAGCGTCATTGTTAGCGGTATTAGCGTTGCCACTGTAACGGTCATTGCCATCTCCACCAAACAAAGCACCGGCAGCAGGCCTATGAGCAACATTAGTGTCCGCATATGCATCTTCAGGATCCCAAGAAGGTCTAATTCCAAACCCTCTAACTGGGAACCTGCGTACATCTTCTCCACGAGTATTGCCCCACCAATCTACCATGTAATATCTGTGCGCATCGGCTAATTCGGATATACCCTTACCAGCATTATCGCCCGGATATTCTCTTCTAACTGTAGATGCGTTCCTAATTGTCCTTACTGCACAGCCGAATGGCTCTGACATTCTACGACCATCACTGTATCGCACTTGACGACCAATTTGGTCTTGGTTTAGAAGTGCACTAACCTGAGTCAGTCTTTCTAAAATACCAATGTAAGTATCACTTATTGATGAATCACCTATTGTCCCTGTGTCTGTCCCTACATAGTCCCAGCCACCGGCTTTATCATCTTGCTGTACAAGAGGACCATTGTAATAACCAAGCAAAGCATTAGCGTTGGCAACTTCTAACCAACCTCTAACATAGTTAGCCCAGCGTGGCCTATTGTAAGCCTGCCTTAATCCAAATCTAAACCCAAAGCAATTGTTGCGAGCATAAGCAGAAGCAGATGTCAATTGTGCGTATGTCCTAGTCCTAACTCCAGTATTGTCATCAAACCCACCACAATCCATTCCATGAGTTTCACCACCCCATCCAATCAGTGCATCTCCGTAGGCTTCTAGGCGACTTATTGCCCCGCCTCCATGAGAGCCTCCGGGCCAAAAGCCTGCAAAGTTATACTTCTCTGAACTATCTGTACCACCTTGGTGAGACAAGTTGCCATCACTATCGATCTGTGCCGCTGTGTAAATTGTACCGTCTGCTGATAGGCCAGCACTGCCCGGTGGACTCAGCCATTTCATCGCTAGTCCAAATGGCCCCTTGCTTGCAACATAATTGAAATCATGATAATGTATAGTCTCAAAGTGCTCAGGTATATGGTTGTAAGGTTTCTTATCAACAGGCGTATCTGCTACTCCAGTCTTGTCATAGAAGTTGCGAGTTCCACCTGTAGCGGTGTCGCTGTACCAAGTAAACGGTCTACCTAGATTAGGGTGCCACATACATAGGTAAGCGTCGGGTAGATGTAGTGAATTTGTGTCAGCAGTTCCGTTTGCTATAGATGTGTAGATGCTTTCTTCTCCTACCTTCCTCCTTTGAGGTAGTAGTCTTGTCATTATACTACTCTTAGTATCTAAGAACACAGAATCAGATGCATATGTATCATAAGGTCTAGTTAATTTCAGCACTGTGTCAGCAGCAATGTTAGCCCAAAACTCTGCGCTACCACTTACGCTTGAAAATATAGTAGATACCCCTAATGTAGCATGAGCAAGTGTCCCAGTCCTATTACCATAGGTTGCAGTATAGCGTTTACCGCTTTTAGTGTACTCTAACTTTTCCCCGTAATATGGGGCTACAGGGAATAAGTCGTTATTATCGACTGTGATTGTAGAGCCGCTGCTATCAGTTGCAAGTACAACACAGGTAGGGTTTAGACTTCTATTGCGCCTGTGCGCCTCATAAATATCCATAAAGGAAGTAGGGTAGCCAGCGATAGTCAATTGGGCACCTACGCAGCCGTAAGACATTCTACAGAATTCGTAATAATTGTCAGGCTTGTGCCACTCTAAATGTCTAAACTTCTGAGCAGCAGAATCCCCAGCACCATCTTTGTGCAATATCCCCCACCAAGGTATTGTGACTGTATATCCCGGCGTTGCACTAGAGAACATACCCGGCTTGTAAGGTAGACTTCTA